TCAGTATAAGTTGCAGGAATAGAAGTAAAATCTATATTAGCAACACCGCCAGCACCTACAGTTTTAGTTTCAATAAGTGTTAAGTTTGTACTCATTTATATCCCCTTAAACCGCATACCGAATAATAATAATTCCTGAACCGCCATTACCGCCTTTATAATCAAGTCTATTTTCCGCTCCACCACCGCCACCAGTATTGGCAGCTCCGTTTGAAGGTAATGTATTTAATGTTCCAGCAGAACCACCACCCAAACCGCCAGTTCCTTGTGTGTTTCCAATATAAGCAGAACCACCGCCACCGCCAGCAAGATAATAATGAGTGCTTGATAATTGTCCTAATTTTGTTGCATCAGATAAAGCAGTCCAAATACCATCACCGCCATTACCACCTGCTGCGCTACCAGAACTAGTTGAACTTTGACCTATTACACCAGCGCCACCGCCTCCACCGCCAGCAGTATTTCCACCACCACCACCTGCATAACCTTGATTAGCAGTTCCTGCTGCGCCTGGGTTTGCCACATTTGCGCCACCTGCGCCACCTGAACCTCCTGATGTTGGCCCTTGTCCATTATTATTACCTGAACCGCCACCGCCACCAATACAAGTTATGCTTGCAAATGTTGAATTACTACCAGAACCACCTCTAGCATCTAATAAACCTACGCCACCAGCACCAATAATAGCTGTGTAAACAGTATTAGCAGATAAAGATAATGGTGATTCAGGACTACCGCCACCACCTGTAGCTGTTACAGTTGAACGAAGTCCGCCAGCACCACCGCCACCTGCGTTATGACTGCCACCTGCACCGCCACCTGCAACTACTAAATAATCAGCAGTTAAAGCTACGCTAGGTGTAAATGTTCCTGAAGAAGTAAATGCGTGATACCAATAAGAACCATCAGTAATAACAATGTTTCCGCCTGAAGCTTTAGCTGATGAGTTTCCTGCAGCTACGCCATAAATTGTGAAAGTAGTTGCGTCAGAAAAAGTACCACTAGCAGAATAAAAATCTATTCTGTTAATTGCATCAAAAGATGAACCAGTTGAACCACGCCATAAATTAGCACGCATTTGCGTATAATTACCGCTACTTGACCTGTTAATTACAGTTTTATATGTTGAAGTATTTGCGTAATTCATAATGTGAATTACATCTGTTCCTCTACCTGAACCTGATGTATATACACCACCTAATTGCACATAATTTGTGCTTGTATATTTTGTATTTTGTCCTCCGCCTGAACCATTACCATATAAACCAGTTTCAGAATAATTAGTTCCACCATCATTATTAAATCTTATTCTTACTTCATCATCAGCATTAGTATTACCATTAATTACTACAATTAAATCGGTATAATTTTGTGGAATACTTGTAAATGTAATTGTGGCAGTAGAACCGCTAGTTGTTTGACTAATAATAGGTGTATATGTACTCATTGATTACCCCTTGATTCCATAAAGTGCAAATTGAGTATATTGTGCATATCCGCCACCTGATTGATCTTGTATTCTAAGAGTTGTTATTGGGTTAGTATTATAACTTTGGAAACCTGAATAAAGACGGATTTGCCCTGACCCATTTGCATCATATCCTGAAAATGTTCTTACAGTTTTAAATTTTGTACTGGAATTGTAATCTAAAATATCGCATACGCCCGCACCAAACAATCCTGTAGCAGCATTATTTGCTGGATGTCTGAATGCACTATAAATAGCATCTTTGCTTGCAAAAGCACTATTTTCAGTTCCTGATGATACACCAGTTCCATAAAAACCATGCCAAGCATAATCACTAGTAGTTATACCATTAACTCTAATCCAAGATTGTCCAGCAGTATCGGCAGTTGCACCTCTTATCATTGCTCTAATTTGTAAATGTTTGTAAGTTTGAGGTATAGATGTAAATTCAACATAAGAAGCACCAGCACTACCCACATTTACCATAGCAATAGGAAACATAGAGCCATTATCAGGCGGTGTTAAATTACCTGAAATAGATGAAGCAATAACTCCTAGAATTGGCATTAGGCAATATCTCCCATAACTATCCAGCTATCGGTTGCAAGCTTTACGGCTGTAGCAGTTGAATTAACTACACGCAGCTTTGGTGCAATAGCTGTAGAACCTGTAGAAAGAATTGTAGTTGTACCTGATGATGCAGCTTGAATTGTTGGCTGTCCTGCACCTGTAATCCAAGCAAATGTAATTTGTGCGCCAGTTGGAAAAGCGGTAGTTGCGTTTGTAGGAATAGATACTGTGATAGCTGAAGCGTTGTTTAATGTAACAATTTTGCCGTTATCACTTAATACAGGTGTGTAAGTAGTACCTGTTTGTGTATTAACGCCAATGTTAATTAGCGGTGAAGTAAGTGTTGGGTTTGTGCCAAATACTAAAGAACCTGAGCCTGTTTCATCTGATACTGCGCTAATTAAATTTGCGCTAGTTGGTGTGGCAAGCCATGTCGCAACGCCTGTGCCAAGACCTGTAATGTTTCCTACAGCTATTGAACCTGTCGCATAAGCTAAAGAAGCCCAAGCAGTAGAGCCATTACCAATTTTAGTCAAACCTGTATCGGTTTCGTATCCCCACTCACCTGCAGCTAAAGTTGGGTTAGCAGAAGTCCATTGAGAGGCAGTTCCCCTGCGTACCTGAATTTGCGTTACGACTGCCATTACGGAGTTCCTCCATTAACTGTTTGAGTTGAAGCATCTGATGGATTTGCGCCACCCATATATGGTGCAATTCCGTCAAATGAACCAGCGTCTATCTCGGTTAAAGATGTTGCTGATGTTGCAACCCAAGCCGAGCCATTATAGACCATTAAGCTTGAAGTTGTAGTGTTAAAATATAAATCGCCAGTTCTGATTGTTGGCGTTGATGGTGCGCTTGCTAAAGCAGGAACATTTGTAGGTGTTAATGCTAAGCGTGACATTATGAAATATCGCCTACGACCAACCAGTTATCGGTTGTGGTCTGAATCAAAGTACAAGTTGAATATTGCGCTCTTAATTTAGGGTTGTTAGCTGTAGCTCCTGTAGAAACAATAGTTACAGGGTTAGGGCTAGATGCGCCAACTATATTTACCTGACCTGCTCCATATTGGCTGAGCGTAACCTGAGTACCAACAGGTAGTGCTTGTGTAGCGTTAGATGCAATAGTTACAGTTACAGGGTTTGCGTTAGAAAGCGTAACTAGCTTTTGAGCATCACCAGCTAAAATTGTGTAAGTAGTGTTTGTTTGGGTATTGATTGTTAAATTAGGGTTGTATGTAGCTGCGGTGGTTTGAATAGAACCATCAGGGAAAGTAACCGCACCTGCAGGTGATACTGCAAATACCTGAGTACCTGCTGAGTTATTTACAAGGATAGCTTTACCTGTTTGTGATGCGATTGTATTTACAGTAAGTGAGTTTGCGCCAATGGCTGATGCGGTAGTTACTGTGTCGCTAAATGTAGCAAGTGTGCGCTTGTCTGTAATGTTACCTGTATTGATAGCTGTTGCGTTTGCAGCTACAGCTATTTGAGCCAAGATTAAAGAGTTAGATGGTGCGGTTGGTGCTACAGGTGAAGCATTAGGTGTGCCTGTTACCGCTTGAAAAATAACCTGATTGTTAGCACCTGAGTAGTAAGAATCTTGTACAACTAAACAAATTAGGTCAATGCGTGGCAAGGTAGGGGAAGCAGTAGCAATAGAAACTGTAGCTGTAGCATCGTTAAAAATTACATAATTGCCTTGTGTGCTAGTTTGGCTTCCAGCCACGATTGCTCGACCTGCTGCAACTTGAACAGCCATAGATGGTGTGCCTGTTGGCGTAACTTGCATATCACCATAATCACAAATACCGGGGCCATTCCATATAGCCTGTGTAGTTGTATTGCGGTCATTTTCGGCTGGGTGTGAGCCGTTCTGTAACCAACTAGGCGGATTGCGTAGTGCCATGATGCTCCTTTAGATGTAAGCCGATTGCCATTGAACTAAACAAACTGTACTTCCTGCCGTTCCTGTTGCGGCAAAAGTATAGAGGTTAGTGCCGGGTTGCGCACCAAACCAAGTAGAGTTATTTGCCAAGATACTTCTGCGTGTTACTCCATTAAGTGTAAGAGTTCTGAAATCTGTGTTAATTACTAATGTATCTGTGCTACCCAATGTGTAATTGATTTGTAAAAAAGCTCCTGCGGTAGCGTTAGTTATTACAGGGTTAATAGCAGGGCCTGTAATAGTAATTAAAGGGTAAGTTGTTGTATTGCCATTATTTACAACTAAGTTAGGTGAACCTGCGCCACCACCAAATGACATACCTGTTGTATTTGGGTTAGCGTTTGGAGAAGCTGCAGCTGTGTAAACACGATTGTAAGTACGACCTGTGGTTGTAACACCTAAAATCAAGTCTGTAGTTTGTATTAAGCTGTCATATCTGCGTGGGTCAGGTGCAAAAAATTCATAAGTTACGATGGCACGGCCATAGGTAAAATCAGGGTCAATTCTTACAGCCCTGCGCCTAACACGAGCATTTACCTCTTGTAGATTAGAGCCGGGAATTTGAAACTGTAATATGCCGGTGCCTTGTTGTTGTGGGATAAGCGCATTTTGTAGCAAAGCTAAATTCTGTTGCATAGATGCGTTAGCTGTACCAAATACCTGCATACTGATTTGAACAATACGACCTGACAAGAAATCTCTACCTGTGAACATGCCATCTTGGTATCCCCGGTTATCATCTTGTACACGAAGTACAGGCAAATCCTCAATGCCATCTACTGCGGTAATTTGATATGGCGAATTAGTACCACCAAATACAAATCCGTTAAATGCAAAGGAATATGAGTTAAGGCTAGTTACAGTTGCCATTAGTCACCCCTCTGGCTTCCACCGCTTAATATAGAAGTTCTAGTTACGCCATATTGACTTGATGGTCTTGCGGTAACTGTACTGTTATCAACTTTAGGTAGGTTGTAAATAATATCGCTAGATGTCTTTGTGGTAAACGCCAAAGCACCAGCTATATCACTAGCTGTGGCGTTTGGTTGAGTTACATGCACTTCTACATTTGAATTATTAACTACGCTAGTTGGTAATTCAGAAAACGCACCATAAGAACTGCCAGTTGGCGGTACAGATGAGCTTACTTGTGCGCCTGTCATTGCAGCTATTTGTGCGTTCATGCTTGCAATAGCCGCAGCTATAGAACCTGCCATAGCTGTAACCATGTCGTTAATGCTTTGTAAAGCTTTTTTTAATGGGTCTTCTTGTGCCTTAAAGCCTGAAATAAATTGGTTCATAATGTCAATAGAACCTTGATTCATTGTTGTTGCAAGGGTATTAACACCTGTTTTAGAAATGGTATCTAAGTTGCTGTAAACCTTTTGCCATGAAGCTTGTGTAGTTTTATCAGAGCTTAATATGGCGTTGCTTAGCGCATTACCCATATCTGTACCTGAATCTAGTACCTGAGTAATAAACTCTTGTGAGAATCCTGCAGAAGCAAGCAAGCCAGCATTTTTAGATAAATCAGTTGCCTTTGTGTATTGATTCTCTAATGCGGTTAATAGCTCTTGGGCTGTAGCTGCAAATGGGTTGGATTCTTTACCTAACGCAACCTGCAAATCCTTTTTAGCTTTAGCTACAGCAGCTTCTTCTGCGGTAAACATAGGAAGGCTTACTGCAGTTGCTACTCCTGAGTAAGAAGCAAGGGTGGCGGTAGAAGCAAATTTATCTTGGGCTGCCTTTAGTGCAGTTTCAGCATCAGCTACTTGTTGTTTAGCCTGTGCAATGTTTCCTGCCATGCCACCTAAATCAATCTTGGTAGCGTTAGCAAAAGCATCTCTAAAGTTTTGAACACGGGCAAGAACAGCGTTAGCGTAATCCTCTTGCGCTGAGATAATGTCTTGCAATGCTTGATTAGTTGCCTCAGCTTGTGCCATAGCTGCATCGCCAGCTATTTTTGCGGTGTTCTTTGCAACATCAGCAGCGGTTGTTAAAGCATCTACATTCTTATCAGTAGCGTTATTTAAAGCATCTAAAGCTTTAGCATGAGCTAATGAAGCCTTAGTAGATTCAATAGTTGCATTTGTAAACTTCTTTTGTTCGGCACTATATGTAGAACTAGCTTTAGTTAAGTTGTTATACGCAGCTGTTAATGGGTCTGTAAAAGAGTTTTTAATTTTAGATGCCAAATCAAAGCTTGTAATCTTGGACATGTTTTTAATCATGTCAGAAACGCTCTTAGATAATTGTGAAAATACATTCTCAATATCAGATGCTAATTTTTTACCACCTGCACCTGCACCTGCAGCGCCGGGAAAGTTTATAGTTCCTTTACCAGCTTTTAACAACATGTCAGCAGTAAGTTTGTCAAAGTCCTTAAATACTGAGTTAGCATCACCCATTTTTTCTTTAGAGCTATCAATGATTTTATTCAAACCATAATAAGCCGCAGCAGCTGTAGCAGCAGAAGCTGCAACAACAGCAATACCAACACCTGTAAGTGAAAGTAACCCTGCCTCTGCTAAGTAAGCACCCATTGTGGTTGATTTCAATACAACCATTGCTGCGCTTAATGCTTCAATAGCCCTACCAATTAAAAGAATACCGCCAACAATTTTGCTTGCAATAAATAAACCTGTAAATAAAGAAATAATAATTTTTACAGGGGTTTGCATATTAGTAAATGCGTTTGCAAGAGATTTGAGTGCAGGTACAACTACTGCAGTAATAAATGCTGCCATCCATACAAGAATAGGTTGTAATGCTTGACCCAATACAGCTGTAGCTGCTTGAGTTTTAGCGGCCATAATAGCCATGCCACCTTCAGCGGATTTGGCAAATGCCACAGCAGAACCAGCAGTTGCTTTAGCAACTTTATCCATACCTTTAGTAAATTTTTCAGCTGCAGTAGTGCCTTCATCAAATGAAACACCAACTGTCTTAAACGCTCTTGTTTGACCTTGTGTTGCTTTAACAATAGCCATAGCAGATTCAGCAAGGCTCATATTTGCTTTGCGAGCAAAGTCAGCTGCAACAGTCATAAACTGCATAGCGGAAGTAGGTGAGCCAAGACCTGTAGTCAATGTCTTTAATGCTTCGGCAGTATCACCAACAGTAAAACCAAGATTAGTAAATACTTGTTCGGTCTGTTCCGCAATAGGCATAAGTTGTTTTGCATCATAACCTAATGCAGTAAAAGAAGCGGCTAACTGAGTATTAGCAACTTCCATTTTGTTAGCCATGCGGTCTGCGCCAAATGCCATAGCTGCAAATGCGCCAATAGCTAAGCCTGAAAATTTACCAATAACTCCTGAAACAGAACCTACAGTTAATTTAGTTTTTTCTAATGAGCCATTTAATTTAGTAATTTCACGAATTGCACCTGTAACTTCAGCATTGATTAGGATATTCATGCCTGGTACAAATTCACCTAACATGGCTCTCCCTTTCTATTTGAAAATTGATTTTTGAATCCTTAAAATAGTGCCATCTGCTTTTAGTTTTTGAATTGCTGGCCAGAAGAACGGATATTTAGCACCTGACTTCCAGCGTGGATGCCCAAGTTCTACCGCTCTTGAATAAATGGTGGTTGAACCAACCTGTACTTCATAACCAAATAAACCTTTTGGCTGACCTTCATATTTAATGCCATCACGCAACCTACCTGTACGCACATTCGGACCTGGGCCCGTTCCGGGTATGTGCGGTGCGGTTTTCCACTCATCTCTTGGAATCTTGCCTGTGCTTGCATTCTTTTTAGCTTCACGCTCAATGGCTGCAGCTATTTGTAAAGCAGCTATTTTAGAACGACCACCCAAATCTTTTTCAAATTTCTTCATGTATTTTTGAAATTCGCCAAAGCCCTGAAAATAACTGCTCATTGTTGGCTCTTTTCTGCCTTCACCTTGTCTACTGCATTGCCTATCATTAGCATCCAATCGACAAGAGCTGCAGGAGCATTATCAGTTTCTTCGGGTGTCCACCCAAACCTTTCGGCACAGGTAAAGTAAAGAAACTGCCTGTCAGGATATTTTAAGTCGGGGTGTCTTTGGTTACCCTTTAATATCCATTCAAGTCTTTCTAGCTGTCTTTTGGGCTATCTGCTTCCTTTGTTTCTTCAAATGATGGGAATAGCTTATTGCGAGCATCTTCCGCAGCTTTGCTTAACGCATCATAATCAGGAATTGATAGTTCACCTAAAGTGTCAATTTTGATGCTTGGGATAATTAAATCAAATGACCAATCTTTAATAAGAATAGCCAATAAACCATCAATAAGTTTTAAGCCTTGTGCGATTTGTACATTTTCGTTTCCGATAGCCATAAGAACCTTAGTGCGGTCTTTTACTTTTAATGTTTCAGGGTCACGAAATGTAGCTGTATTACCTGAAGGTAGTTCTACCTTTTTTTCTGCCATTTGGATTCCTTCCATTGATTTTGCCTTCACATTATAGGGGCATAACGGGGCGGAGCATACTGAGGAAGGCGGTCAGTCGCTCTGATACACCCCGTTAGCCGTTCTAGTCTGTTACTTAGTAAGAAGCAACAGCATTCTTTAGCTCCCACTTAATAGGAGCATAACCTAGAGAAGCACCTGCATCGGTTGTATTGGCGATACCTGTTACATCTACAGTTACCTGTACATGGTCTTGTGTACGCTCAATAGCACCTGTGGTGTAAGCACCCTTAGTGATGGTGAACTGAATTTCAGTTGCAGTTGCACCTGTTCCTTGTGAGAAGTTAAACACTAAAGATGGTTGTGTGTTAGTTAGGAAGCGTGTTAATTCGTCATCGTTTTCCATAACAAATGTAAGCTTTCCTGTCACATTTAAAGCACCAACAAATACTTGATATGGAGCTTGTGTATTTGAGATACCAAAAATTGGGTCAATCTTACGGGTCATTGTAAGAGTACCTGATTGGGTGTAAGCCTTTGCACTACCAGCTATAGTCACAGTACCTGTCCATACAGGAGTAGCAGTTACTGTGCTAAATGATGGTGTTGGTGCTGAAGTTGTTACTGATGGAAAACCTGTTGCTTTAGCTGTGTATTCTAATTGTCCATCTGAGTTAAATGTCAGAGTGAAGTCATGGAATTGGCAACCTGGGTAGTAGCGTGTACCTGCAGCATAGTAATCTGTGATTGTTAATGAGTCAGGTTGTGCATCTCCGCTTGTTGCGTTTTTTAGCGAAATTGTATGTGTGTATGGAGCAGTTGAACCCACTACATTGTCTGCGCCTAATACTGATTGTAAAACCCAACCGATTGTGTCAGCGTATGCAATGCCACCTAAATCAATTTCTGTGTGCCGGCGACCTTGAATGTAGTTGTAATTCTCAACCATAGAACCACGAAGACCTGTGTCATATAGTGGCCCAATAATATCGACTGGCTTAAAAGCATCCTTGTTAATTGGGATAAAAGCTGTGGCCGCAACAGGAGTTCCCTTTGTGACCTCTTTGGCAACGCCTAAATAACTGCGTACCGATGGCTGTGCTAATGTCATTTATTCACTCTCCTGCTGTTGTGTCAGACGGGGCTGACGATTGGGATACTGCTTTTTTTATTTCTTGCTTTACAGATAATGCAGCTGAAACGCCAACGGCTTTGAAATCGTCAGGCGCATCAAACTGCTCACCTTTTTTGACAGTTACGCCAATGGTAGGAAATACCATTTCTGCTTCACCATCGTATTGAAAACGAGCCATTGGTTTCTCCTTATGCTCTTATCATTTGAGTTACAGTAAAACGAATAGCAGCCCAAGTTTCAGTTGTACCACCATCGTTTGTGACAGGTTCGCCATAAGCAACATCTATAGCTGGCTCTGCAGCTTGCCATATAATTGCTCCATCGCTATCTGCCAAATCTAATCTGTGACCGCCACTTCTTAGGCGTTCTTTTATCGTATCTATTAAGGTATCAAAGTCATCCATAGCATCTTCAGCGTTGCGTTGTGTGCTGTGGTGAAAGACCTGTAAAGCTACTAAATAGTCCACACGCTTCCATCCGTCATAAGCTCCACCGATAGCTAAGCGTGATTCGCTTTCGTTCTCAATAAAAACAACAGCTGCAGCACGGGAGTTTTGACCGGGAAAAGCATTTACTTGGAAGTTAATACGCTTAGGGAAAGATTTAAACACCTGATTGAGCGTGGTTATTTGCTCTGATGCTATCCAATCGGCAACATGTGTGCGTACTTGCTTCCGTGACATTATCTAATCCTGCGATATGGTTTCAATAAGTCCATAGCCATACCCATATCAGAGCCAATGTTTTGTGTCTGTGGGGTAGCTTGTGAAGGTAATGTGCCTACTGCCATTGTCATAGAGTTATCTCCACGAACTTTTAGCATAGCTGTTGTTGCCAAAATAGCTGCTTCTTTAACAGCTGGTGGCAGGGCTGATACTGAAATGCCTGGGTTGTGATCGTAATCTAGTGGGTAGGTAATAGGTACTGTGCGTGAGCCAAAGACATAGGAGTCAGCTACAGTTATGTTTTCGCTCTTAAATCCATCGTAAATCTTCATCATAAGACCTGCAGTAATACCAATACCGCTTTTTAGAGTTAATGTAGATTGACCTGCAACTGCAGTTACTACTTCACTATTGGCATAGCCATTTACATAAGTGTAATTTAAGAAAACTTCAGCTTGTTGGCTGTAAGGAAAACCAAATTGCAATGGGCCTTGTGATGTGTAGTTTTGGTAAGACCATGCGTAAGGCACAATAATTTGGTTATCTTCAATCCATGTATTTGAGCAGTCAGGATAGGTAACCATTTGGCTAAAATCTGTACCAAACTTAAATTGTGTTAAAGCAATAATAGGGTTGTAGCGTGGGTGAAAGCGGATAGTGCCGTCAGGTCTAATGCGTGAGCGTTGTTGCTCAGTTTCACTTGTTGCGCCAAGAATTTGATTACAGTAGGTGTCAATCCAGCTAGAAGCACGGGCAATAACATTAGCTAACTCTGCATCTTGCGCATCAGGGTCAATGGTATTAAAAACTAAGTTATCAATATCAATAGCTGTAGGCGCATCTTTAAACTCTTGTACAGTTAGGTATGGGGTAGAAAACTTGTGGGTTGTTTGGGTAATACCATTAGTCATTTATTTCTCCGCACTTTGAGCATTGTTTAAAAAAAGAACCAAATCCACATTTTTTACATGGAAAGCCATTGGTCTTTGCCACTCCGCCTATTCCTGCCTGACCTAATCCTTCAGCTTTCATTTGAGCTGCATGTTTGTCATTTTCAACATTTATCAGACCACTTCGGTCTGCACGATAAACCTTTGTGCCTCTTTCAGTTCTAACTGCCACTTCTTTTAAGCCTTGTGGCGGAATCATTTTTACCATGTGCGCTTCCTTTCTTAGAAGTAAGGGTGTGCCATTTTTAGTGACACACCCCCACCTATTTAAGCTCTAATTAAGCAGCTTTGATACCTGAAACTGCACCATTCCACGCAGGTGCGTAGCAGAAGAATGTTCCTCTGAAGTAGGTGCTGAAGTCGTAGGTAAATTGTGTTACAGGCCATTGAATACCCATGTAATCCTGTACCATCACATTTGCCCATACATCTGATACTTCAGTATCAGGGATTGGAAGTGTGTAAGAAAGAACAGGAGATACACCTTGTGGTAGCCAGGGATGTACTGTCAAATTAACCATCTTGCCTGTGATTTCGTTGTATAGCGCACCGATTGTTGCACCACCAACATAATCTCCAGCTTCAGTTTGGGTCAAGTTCAAACGATAGTTTGCAGTTGAACCATTCTTGATTGCATCAGATAGCTGCTTGCGGTCTGAACCATTGATAAGAATTTCATCTGGGTCAGCTTTTACATTGTTGTACAAGTTGTAGAACACAGTTTGGTACTCAACACCTGGGTTAGATGTAGAGAACAAAGCGTTAATGTTGTTGTTGTAACCTGAGTTTGCGCCAAGAACAGTTGGAAGAATTCCATCATATCCTGTTGCATAAGCAGATGTTTGTGATGCAGGAGGCACACTACCTGTAGTTGCTAATGGGCCTGTGATTGTAAATGCAGCTGTTCCTGAAACAGCAGTTGTGCCGTCATAGAACGCAGCAGCACGACCTGGGTCGCTTGCTCCTGTACCAACATACACATTGTAACCAACTGCGCCAGTTGAAGGAACAGTAATGTTCACATCTACTACCTTTGCGTTGTTAGCAACTGTTGTATCAATCGCAGTTGCAGAAACAGATTCACCAAAAGCACCAGCAGAAGCAGTTACATATACATAAATATGTCCGCCTACGATACCTGAGATGTTTGTTTCTGAAGCAGTTTTATCACGAACAGTTGTTGTGATTGTAGGAGCTGCTAAAGCACCTGAGTAACCTGTAGCTGTACCACGAGCCATAAGCATCATGCGTTCTTCCATAAGCATTGTTGCGTATAGAGTAGAAGTTGATGACAACTGACGAAGGTCTTGGTATCCCAAGCCTGAGAAGTTAGCATCAAAAGATACTTGGTCAGATAGTGAGTATGAGTTGTATGGCAATACTAAATCATCTGCTGTGTAAGAGATTTGTGGGCCACGCTCATAGTAAAGAGGGTTTGCTGCACCAGGAGCAAAGTTGTTTTGGGTGGTTTGTGTAATACCAGGCCAAATGTTTCCTTGTCCACCTGTACCTGTACCTGTGTAACCAAGAATACGCTTTACACGATGTGACATACCGATACCCTTTTTACGAACAATTTTGTTGCGTAGTGGGGTAGGGCGTGGTGTAAGCAGCTTAGCTGGAGCTTCTAAGTCGAACGCTGCGAAAGAAGAATCCAAAGGTACAGTTGTTGTAATTTCTTTAACGATGTCAGAAGAAATTGTGCGTTGTGCTGATAATGCGCTATTTAATGCGTTGATTGCCTCTGGTGCTAATGATTTGTTAGCAGCAAGAGTTTCAAGTTGTGAAACTGCATCTCCGCTTTCGTTTGCGAAAGTAGATGTTCCAGACTTGATGCGCATGATTGATGATGGGTCTTTAACAGCCTGTGAAAGTGACTTGTTAAGAGTGTCCATGTATTCATCATGGCGTTTTGCAGCCTTTTTAGGTGATGACTCACCATAAAGGTCTGATGCTTTAATGTTTTCCATGAGTTTCCTTTTCAGATTTATTCTTGCTCGGACTTAGTTGTGCCTTTGATGATTTCCTCAGCTAAAGCACGATAGCCTTTTGCAAGAACCGGGTCGGTAGCTGCTTGGGCTTTTGCCTTGTAAGCAGCGGCTTTGATAAATGAGTCATTAGACTCAGTACCTTGTTGTACTGCTGTTCGCTTAGGGCCTCCGTTTGCTGCGGAAGATTTAGCGATAGCCAACTCTTGTTCAAGAACTACTGACTTTTCTAAAGCTGCCTCTTTTGCAACTGTTAGGGCATCAATCTCTGCCTTGACCGAATCTGTGGCACTCTTTACAGCCTTTTCAATAATGGTGTTTAGCACATCATCACTAACAAGGGTTTTCTCCTCTGCAAGAACCTCTACAGGCTCTTCTTCGGAAACTTTTTCATCAGCTTTTTCTTCAGCTGGCTTTTCTTCTGTTGTATCTGCTTCTGCATCCTTTGGAGTTTCAGCTGGTGAAACCATTTCAGCAGTTGATACATCGGTACGACCATGAGCATCAGCTGGCTTATCGCAACCGCACTCTAGGCACTTACCTGTATCAGCAGATTTGTCTACTGCTCCATCAGAGCATTTGCACATCTTTGAATCGCAACCTTTTCCATTTGAGCATGAATCGCAGTCGCATGAGCAACCATCTTCTTTAATGGTTTCTGCTTCTGTGCTTAGTTCGATGGTTGGGTTATCTACTTCATTTTCCATTATTTCTCCTTCGTACCAACGGAATAAATGCTTTACAGCATCTAACAGTTCTTCAATGGAATCTTTTTCGTTTGAACCCATCTCAGACATTTCTTTTGCTTCTACTACGATTAGCTCAGCTAAAGCTTTACGAGCGGTGTCAAATGCGGTTTGGTCAAACTTGACCGAATCAGCAGTTAAACCTTTAGCTAACTCTGCTATTTGTTTGATTGTTTCCATTTTTGACCCTTTCTCGGTGTCAGTTTCTACAAGTTCTTCAACTTGCTTTAGAGATGTTTCGCCATCAACTGACTTAGCTAACATCAACTTTGCGTTCGGATTAGCTGGCCGGTCTACCAGACTGACTTCTACGATTTGCCCGTCAATGATGCGACCATTTGCAGCTTTTTGGTCACGCACAACTCTTGGAGCTTTAATGCCGATTGAAAAACCTTTAAGCACACCTGTTTCTACCTTTTTAACTGATAGTGGGTCTACTACTAAAGCTTGGATGTAATGACCATCTGACTTTTGCTCGTACTCCTTAGCTACACCTGCAGCTATGTGTGAGTGTTGCTCACGGATGTTGCCACCTGATTTAAACCATTCAGGCATAGCTCTATCAAGCCATGTGGCATCACAGATTTGTTGGTCTATGTCTAATGAATCATCAGTAGCTTTGCCATAAACAAGCAATGTGCCATCTTCTTGCTTTTCTTGCTTGATAATCCGTGCATAGGCACTAGCGAAGTCGTTCATGGTTCTCCTTATGCTGAGTAAGTAATAACTATTGCACCCGTAGCAGATGCGGCGGCTGATATTGCGTAAATGACATCTCCAGCACTTACATAAAATGTTTGTGAGGTAGCTGTAGGAATAGTTCTACCAATAGTTGCGCCTGATGTTGTAATACTTGAATCGCCAATAAAGATTGCTGCGCTGTGTCCATTATAGATGGTTACAGGTGTTAGCGGCTTTGCGTTCTTATTTACTGTAAATAGAATTGATGCTGTTGTGAAGGTTGAAGCGTTCACATGTTGCGTTGCCATTTGTTCTCCTTAGATTTCCGCTACCCAAACAGGTGCGCTGTCCATACCTAATAGCCACATAGCCGCCAAGCGGTGGTGTCCATCAAGAATAATTAGTTGGTCA